AGTGATGCAGCGCGCCCGTCTATATGGGACGCGCATGTCCAGAAAGCAGCAAGCTCTCCGGTTATGGCCCGTGAGTACAAGAAGTCTGGCTATGTATTAGATAGCGATAAGATTATTGCACAACGTATCCGCAATGGCGAAGCGGTTGGCCATAACTATCTTAAAGGCGAAACCAAAAAGCGCCTCAAGGAATTTCAGAATCTAAGCGAAGAACACTTCGTTAAGTATGGAAATTATGAATGACGTTACGTCACTTCGTATTGCTCTAACTGCATATAAGCAGTAGGCTACTATCAAATAACAAAGGAGAACAACATGGAACGCAAGGGTTTCATAGGTGGTTCCGACTGCGTAAAAATAATGCAGGGGAACTGGCTGGAGTTATGGCAGGTCAAGACAGGCAGGGTTGAGCCTGAAGATTTGTCTCGCAACATCGCTGTGCAAATGGGCATACAAACTGAAGAGTTTAATCTGCTCTGGTTTGCAGAAGAACATGGCTACAAAATATTAGGCTTTCAAAAATCTTTTGAAGAACAGATCGGATCAGTGCCGGTCAAGGGTACAGTCGATGCTGTTCTTGGTGACTCTATCGTCGAGGCAAAGCACACCAATGCTTACAATACTTTAGACAAAGTCATTGAGTATTACATGCCGCAGATACAACTGTATATACACTTGGCTAAAGTTGAAGGCGCTCATGTCTCTGTTATCTTTGGCAATAACAAATGGGAGTCAGCTTATGTCAGCGAAAGCAAAGAGTATTTCAATTCTATGTGGGCAGTGGTGTCAGATTTCTGGGGTTACGTGCTTCGCGATGAAGAGCCAGTTGGTAATGACCAGCCGATACAACTTAGCATTGACAAGGTGTCGGTGGACAACATGGTCAAGCGCGATGCAACCACAGACAACGAGTTCAATGACGCGGCCTACACTTACGTTACTTTAGAAGCAGACGCCAAAGCATTTGAGTCAGCCAAGAAACAAATCAAAGACATGGTTGGCGACAATGAGCGTGAGGTTTACTGCGATCACCTCACAGCTAAACGTGACAAGCGTGGAGCCATCCGCATTACAAGGAGGACAGTATAATGGCTGAGGCTATAAACACTCAAGAAATTAAGTTTACTGAGAATGAACTATGGTGCGCAATGGAGCATCAGGTGAGAGACTTAGTTTCAGATAGAGCCATACAATATCTTACAAAGGAACAAGTGCTTTGGCATGTTCAAGATGCTATGGATGAAACATTTTCTCAGATAGAAAGTTTAGTTCAAGGTGATGGAGAGCAAGCACACTTGTTAAACTTACCAAGTCAAGGCTTTGCAAATGCAATATACCTTGTAGTTCAGCTAGTACTTGAAGAGGTATTGCCAGAAATACACCTGAAGCCAGAGTGGAAAACAAATAAACTTTGGACAGATATGGTTAAAGAAAAAAGAGAAAACAACAGCGCGGAGCCATCCGCATAACAAGGAGAACAGCTTGATAATTAATCTGTCTTCAAAAGAAATATCTATGTGCAAGCAAGCTGCTACTATGAGGTGGCAGATGGCTAGATTGTCTGGCGTTCAGAATCAAAGACGAGACTCTGGAAGAAGTGATAACGACTTAGATTATTTAGGGTTAAGGGCAGAGCTATCTGTATCAAAAGCATTTGATATAGAACACAATCTATTTCAACTTGGAATAGATGAAGGCGCTGACATATGGCTTGGCGACATATCTATAGACGTTAAGTCTACCTTCTATATGTCAGGAAGACTTCTCTTTAAAAGCGCATCAGCATTTAAATCTAGTTGTGCTGTTCTTGTTTGTGAGAAGTCTGAAGCAGAAATGTTTATAGCAGGGTATACACCAAAAAAATTCTTTATAGAAAACTGCTATGAAAAAGACCTTGGTCACGGAAGTGGATTGGCTATGGATCAGAAAGACTTAAGGCCAATCTCTAATCTGTGGGAAGTACATGTAAAACAAAAACAAAGGAGAGCTAACAATGACTGACACAGCAATCAAGGCGCTACTCAAAGCGCAGCAAGCTATGGAAGTAATACAATGAGCAACATGGACATTTGGAACAACCTGTGTGAATCAGACCCAAAGTATCTCAAGAAGATTAGCTTTGGCGCACGCAGCTTCACTGCTATCGATCCTCAATATCAAGTCATGAAGATGACCGAGCAGTTTGGGCCAGTCGGAGAAGGCTGGGGATGGCACAGCACAACTGAAATAGTGAACGTATCCAACGGAGACAGTGCAGTTCTTGCTCATGTCACCGTCTGGCACGGATCACCTAGCAATTCATTCGGAGCCTTTACTGGCTGCCGTAAGTTCTTTGATGCAGTTAAAGGCCGTATGGCCGAAGATGCACCGAAGATGGCTGTCACTGATGGCCTCACCAAAGCGTTGTCCCACATCGGATGCGATGCTGATGTCTTCCTTGGGAAGATGGATGGCAACAAATACGACAGTGCGCCAAAAGGAAATGATAATGGGTGGTAGATATACCAAACAAACCATACAAAAAACTTGGTGTCCTCGTTGTGGAGCGAGGCCCAATCAACCCTGCATAGATAATGCAGGTAGAAACCATCTTGAGAGAATGAAGAAAGTACAAGACTTTATGAATCCCAAGATAAAACAAAGGAGCCAAAAGCATGGCAGAACAATACGACGACACTAACCGAGGCGCAGCCTTCACCCCATTCCCTACGCAGCAAATGATCCTGCAAGGTAGACTCAACGTCGAAGGCGCAGATAAAAAGGTGATGCTGGTGCGCGACAAAACCCGTGATGGTAAGCAAATCATTGAGGTCTACGAAAAAGCAGGAACCTTATTTGATAACGATAAGAAAGAAAACGGGTCAGCTCCTGATTACAGTGGCCCATTTGGTGACAGCAAACGCCTTGCGGGATGGAAGAAGATGAAAGATGGTAAACCTTATATGTCATTCCAAGTGAGCGACAAGATGTCAGGTGGTGCAGCAGCCTCAACAACTGACCCCTTGCAAGGTGATGACATACCGTTCTAGAAAGGAGGTGTTCTCCTGTAACTGGGCAGCCTTCGGGCTGTCCCTTTTTTTATCTAACAAGAGGCGCACATGCAGAAAGCACAAATGAGTTTGAGCAGGTGTATCAACGCAGCAGAGATGGGGCTGACTATACGAGAGACATCTACTCTACTTGATATACCATACAGGCAGGTATTAACATTAAGCAGAAAGTATCAAATTAAGTTTGTATGCGGAAAAAGGAAAGCAAATGAGAAACGAAGGAAAGATAGCTTTGGAAAGAGCCAAGCGTCTGCTGAAAACCATGGTGTTAATAGCGGACAGCAAGCAACGCTACAACCTAAAGCAAGAGATCGAAGAGATAAAAGCACTGATCGAGATAGCGCTAAAAGAATAGATGAGATTTACAACAGCGCACTTCCAAGAGCAGAGAAGTATGAACTCCTCTATGCAGAAGCATGGCGTAGCTTTGAACAAAAGATGATCGACCTGAAGATGCGACCAGCATTTCCTGAGAAGAAACGATACACATTAGAGAATGCAAGCAATGCTGCAATCAGAAAGCAGAGAGAGCAGTCTGTCCTTAGACGTCAGATGATAATGTCTTGCTTTACAAAACAGCAAACCAAAGTAGCTGAAGATATTAATAGAGAAACTAAATTAGGACTCCGCATAACTAGCCAGATGCTAGACCTCATGTACAGGGACGGAGTGCTTACTAGAGAACGAGTGCAGGTAGGCCCTAACAAACGAAACAGTGTTTACCATTATAGAAAGAAGTGATCGTGTGGGTGGCCGTTGATTTGAATGCTGGCACATTTGGTAGCAACGTCATCCTAGGCTAAACAACCACCGTCGCACTACCGCGGCAAGTCGATTTTACTTCTGTAAAAGTATGTGATGATAGCCACCCACACGATATTTCTATACAGGTTTTGTAGCCATCTCAAGAGCTGTTTCAAGAGTTTCTTTATTTCTTCGCGTCCATCCTTTGCCGAAAGTCTCAAAGGTTTTAAGCCCTTCATAAAACTTCTGCCGAGTATGATACACAGACTCAATGATCCGGTCTGGATCTAGGTCAGCAACAGCCTGCAATGTCATAGGCCCGATTGCCCCGTCCTGCTTCGCTCCAACGGCACGTTGAATAGCCTTAGCTGGCCGACCGCTGCCAGAGTTTACAGCCCAATCAAATGCGCACCAATCAACACCGCTTGGGAGATCATCACCGCGCACCTTATCCCAATAGTTTTTCTTGTAGATCGGAGCTACGTCATCAGGCGTCAGGTCTCGCATCTCTTGCTCAGTGCTTTCCCGGCCAATCCACTTGTCATAGACAGCCTTGGTCACACCGAGATTAGTCATACCCCCTGGATCTTTCGGGTGATTTACAAAGCCGCCTTCGTGCTTGAGCAGCATCCTTAAACAATGTCCAAAGTTCTCTTTCATTTCTTGAATCCTTTTACTGTACGGATTCCAAACGATGCAGCAATCGAAGCATACATTGCCCATGAAAACCAGCTTGGTGCAGCCTCTAAGTTCTTAAAGCCCTGCTCCATGTACGGCTGTAACCCAGGTATGAAGCTCCCCAGCACGATTGCAATGAAGCATAGCGTCCAGGCTTCATCCTTCCAACTGTCACGACTAGCCTCAATAGCAGCCTGCTCCCAAGATATTTCCCCGGTAGCGATCTTCATTTTTGTTTCAGCTTCCGCTTTCTTCACCGCAGTCTTGCCATCGATGTAGCTGGTAGCCAGACCGCCAAGCGATCCTA